GGCCCAACTGAAAGAACCTTGAGTTATAAAATGTTCTTTAATTATACTGTCATTATAATCTATCTGTTGATATATTTTAGTTAAATTAAATATAGATTGTTTACTTTCATCTCTAAAAGCATGTGACTCTGAGCGAGGAAATTGTCGGTAATATTCATTTAAAGCATCAGGGTCATTTTTTAAAGAAACAACTTCATTCTCCCAATAATTTACAGCACCTTGATATATGTATTCATCATCAATTCCTACCACCTCTTGTTTTGGATTGTCTAACACAGGCATACCATACCTGTCTATAAAGCCTTCCATGTTCCATTCCATAGGAACAAACAAAGAATATAACCCGCTTTTTGTTTGTCCATTTGCATTTCTTTTGGTGCAATCAGAATCATTGTATAAACTTTTAAAGTTTCTACCCCCTTTATCAAGGGCGTTTGAAGTAGAACCCATCATACATTTGCCAATTATTTTACTACCTAATCTTAAACAAGTCTTTGTAACTCTCCAATTATTTAAAATGTTTTCAGGTTTTTCCCACTTACCACTTTCATCATGTATTAATAGCTGTAATTTTTCTCCATCATAACTATTGTCAGATGTATTCTTCCAATCTATAGTTGTATCCAAACCCTCTAACACTTCTTCTTCAACATTAAACATATTTTTTTTTGTAATCTTTGAAGCTGGCACTCTATATGCTAATTCTGTTTTTGGTTTATCCATACCATCTTGTATGGGTTTAAAAAAGAAAGGATAGTTGTTAGATATTGGAACTATTTTGTCTGTAAACATTTTTTTTGCATCTGCTCCTGTTTTAGACAATATTCCTATACGTGCATTTTTTGTTATTGTACCTGTATTTACACCTTCGCATGAACTCATAAATGAAAAACCAGAACGTCTTATTTTTAAATAACACATTCCAAAACTTCTTTTATCAGCTTTACACGCTTCCCAAAATAAATAAAATATCCTATTAGCTTCTCTATAATCTGGATGACCAACATCTATTTTAGTCCACTGTAAATACATATAATGTGTACCAGTGATGTATGTAGGTTCACCATTATTCATAAACCAAAAACCTTCTTCTCTTCTATTAAACTCTTCTTCTATGTAATCAACCCATTGGTTTTTAAATGCAGAAGGAGCTTCATGCCACTGAAATATAGATGATATTCTTTTTAAAACAGGTGGTATTTCTGTTACTTCCCAGTATTGTTCAGTTTTTTTATCAGACCGTTTAAACACTTTCTTAGGAACAGATGGTAATGCAATACGCAATCCTGATATATGTAAGATATCCCCAATAGTTCCGTCTTTTGAAATAATAACTATGTCATATTTTTCATCATATCCATATCGCCAAGTTCTCGCTTTATTTTTCCGAGATAATATGTTTGAAGGAATTAATCCTTTACATAAATTAGAAATATTATTTTGAATTACGTTCTGCAAAGCCTTTTGGTAAATTATTAGTTTTAATTTCTTTTCCCTCCAGTTTATCTCTCTCTTCGTCTATTCTTTTAAGTATTTCAAAAGCATCAAATATAGCGAGCTTTTTGGTAGCTGCTGCATTTTTTAGTCTATCAGCAGCAAGCTCATCATCTATATCTGGTTTTATAATTTTTTCTTTAGCTACGTCAATTAACTCTTTAACGGCTTTTTCACCAGCTTGTATGATTTGTAGTTTTATTGCTTTTGTGTCCATCTTTCAATGTTATATTATTAGTATACATACGATATAATTTTTCATCGTCTATTTTAAATTCATACTCACTGTTCGGTTGAAACGAAACTTTATCACCAGGCAAAATGTTTAAACGCTCTAACTGTTTATTGCCGTATTTTACTATACCCCAAAGAGGTTCTTCACTTTCGGCAACATCTATGTATTTTTTTTCTATCGGTATAGGTTTTATAAAACAATACTTATCATGGCTATACCAATTATCATTTTGCTTATACATATAAAATTGATAATCATCTACTAAAAATAAATCATCAATAATCCAGCTTCTTCCGCTTTTTTGTCTTCCATAAATATCGTTATAATATTTGAAAACATTATGATGAACGACAAGCGTATCTCCTTTTTGAATTTTTCCTTTATAATTTATAGGGGTATTTACTACAGTAGCAAATCTCGTAGATACTGTATGGTCTTCTTCAGATGTGCTAATAAAAAACTTTTTATCACCATAATATTTTATATTATCATAACGCCTATCATTGTAGGGTTTTACAATAAAACAAAAAGGTGATTGCATTAAAAATTAATATTATATTCTAAAGAAATAGGTAGTGTATTTTTAAACTCTTTCCAAAGTAGGATTTCTTCATTTTTAATAATCCAAATTTTATAAGAATCTTTTTCATGGTCATGCTGAATCAAATGTATCTGATAATTACTACCTAATACATCTTGTCCTACTATGTAGTGCATTGCTCCAGACTTATAGTCTGCACCTATTGAAATTTTTCTTATGTCCATTTAATTAGAATGATGAACCTACCTCAAGAACTCTATAAAATACATTCGCATATAACGTCCCAGAACCTTGTGAAGGGTTTGATTGAGCTTCTATAGTAACCGCAGTATTTTGAGCTATTATCTCATTAGAGTTTGGAACCTCTGGCTTAAACACCGCGTCTGTAGCTGAATTAACTGTAGTACTACTATTTGGAACAGACGCTATTTCTTGAGCTCCCATTTTAATAGGTAAAGAACCTGTACCAAAATCAAATGCCGTTGAACCTGCATCTAAAAAGAACATTATACTTATAACGTCAATAACTTTACCTGCTCCAGGAGCAGGAACTATAGCGATAGCTGTATCTGCTAATGTTAGCAAAGAGCCTGTGTTAATAGTCGTTTTAGCAACATTAGTGTCTACCCCAAACAAAGCTTGTATTTGAGAGATAGTTGCAGTTTTTGTTTTTAATTCATTTTCTGCATCTGTCAATACTAAATAATCCGCCGCATCTAAATTAGATATTGAGGGGTATGCTACTGTGTTACTTATTTTCGCCATCTGATTCTTCTTTTTCTTTTTCTTTTTCTGGTTCTTTTACTTCTCCAGTTCTTAAATCAATCACTGCGTTTTCTCCATAAGATGCAATAAGCTCTTTTTCTAATTCGCCAAATTGACCTTGAATCGCATCTAAATTTGGAACCTTTTTAACTAATGCCACAAAAGCATCTGCTATTTCAATCTTAGTTTGTAAAAACTGCTGATTTAACTCTTGAACTTTTTTTAATTCTTCGTCTTTTAATTTTGCCATTTTATTTAATTTAAATTGTTATACATATTACAAATATAGTGAATTAAAACTATTGTTAGTTTGAAAAAAACAACTCTTCTTTGTTGTCTGCTTTTAATTCAGAGACATGAAGCTCACAAATAGAAATAATCTTATCTGTGTCATCTTTAATCCAACCTAATACTATGTCTTCAAATTCATCTGAATCCTCCCATTCAACAAAATTATCTTTATCAAAACTTAAATGTTTTACACCACCCATAGAGTGTGCAAATTCTCCATCTTTTGATTCAACAAGATAGTGCACTTCTTCAATCACATGATTTTTTTCTTCAAAAGATTTTAAAGCTTTTAAAGATATTATTTTTACATTACTTTCTATTGCCATAATTTTAAATTTATTAAGTTACAGTAGTGTCTACATTATTTACAAATCCTGCAGTTACATTTATTTTTAAATATTCTATTCTTACATACCAATTCATAGTAGCACTACTAACAGTAGTAGTTGTTCTAAATCTTAAGGCTTGATTTTTTAATCCATCCCAAGCTACATTAGGATTCTCATTGATAGAGGGCAATGGAACTGGTCTGCCCCAATACCACTCACTTGCTTTACTACAAACTCCTCCAGCCATTTGAGCTATAATTCTTCTTGCAGTCAAACCACAGTTACCACCTGCGCAGAAATAAAAAGTAGCACCTGCCGTAGTTCCAGTTGCCCATCCTGAGCCAGCAGACCCTGAGCCCCTATAAATAAATATATTTGTTGGCCAAAGAACACTATTAGTCCCTGGGTTTGAAATTAATATTTTTCCATTATCACTTGTTGCGCTATTTAAAGCGGATGCTGCGATTTTTACTGTTACTATTCTTTTGTCTTGTACTATTTTACCACCATTACCAAACGCAGCACTATATTTTGGTTGATTTTCTGATGAAGTTATTCCAAAGTAATTACCTGTAGCTCCACCATAATTACCCATCTTAACATACTTACCACCTGGATTTGCATTGCCATCTACATATAAATTTTGTTCTGTAGTATCTCCAACATTTAATTGGTTTCTAACTCTCATTGTGCCATTAACATCGAATGCAGCTCCTGGGCTCGTTGTTCTAAATCCAACCTTTCTATTAACTGTATCTAAATATAATGTTGAATTATTTGAAGCATCAAGTCCTAATTGTATTACACTACCAGTGTCTGAGATTTCCGAATTTGTTAATGAAGAACCACCGCTCCATTTTGAAATAAAATTAGCTGTTCCTGAGCCAGTTACTCCACCACTACTTCCGTTCGCTGCGGCGGTTACTCTACCTTTAGCATCTACTGTTATATTTGCATTTGTATATGAGCCAGCAGTTACTCCCGAATTGCCTAAATTTAGAACTACTGATGTGTTTAACGCTCCAGTACCCGTAACATCTCCACCGCCAGCTGAAAATATCGTTGAACCTGTTATATATCCTGCAGTATTAGAAAGCTGACTGTTATTTATAAGACCATTATTTATAGTCACTGTGTTTCCAGAACGAGCTGTGGTTATGTTTGTTCCCCCTGCAATGTCTACTGTCTCAGCATTATCAATAGTTGCGGTCCCACCACTATCAGCAGTAAGTTTCCAGTTTGACATTGTTCCCCCACTACTTGGAGAAGAGTTTGTTATTGTAAAGTTTGGATAAGTACCCGAAACCGATATACCAGTTCCCGCTGTTAAGGCCACAGTTTGGTCGGGAGCTGAATTAGTTACTGTTATCGTACCTGTAGATGTTATAGGTGAACCCGATATAGATATTCCTGTACCACCAGAAACAGCTACACTTGTTACCCCTGATACTGTTCCTGAAGGTGCAAATGGTAAGTCTATTAAAGCAAATGACCTTGTCTCTCCACTACTTGAAGAATCTAAACCGATTAATACTAAGTCATCTTGGTCTGGACTACCACTACCTCCAGGTGCGTCATTTACCAAACCTGAAGTCCCATAATCTACACTTACAGTTCCACTACCAGTTATGGTACCACCAGTTAATCCTGAGCCTGTTGCAACCGAGGTTACGCCAGAACTTGTAACATACCCTGCATTATTATTAAATGTAGATATATTAATATTACCAGCTGCAATTTTATATTGACTACCCGAACTATTTATAACTGCAAATAAATCAGCATTACCTGCGCTTGTCGTGGTTGACAGTCCATTTAAATTTAATGATAGTGTGCCTGAACTTGTTATTGTGCCACCCGTAAGACCTGTTCCAGTAGCCACACTTGTTACAGTTCCACTATTAGTTGTAAAGCCAGCATCATTATTAAATATACTTAATCCAATGGAACTCGCAGTCATTCTTCTCTCAAGACCTCCATCTAATATTATAAACTGGTCTGAGCCAACCATAGCGGTTGTCATATTTGTAAACTCAGATAAATCTAAACTAAGAGCAAAAGAGCCTGAGCTTGTTATAGGCGAACCAGAAACATCTAATCCTGCTGCCACCGTCATTCCTACACTTGTAACTGTACCTTGAGGCACACCTGAAATTTGATTATCTACATAAGTTTTATTTGCTGCATCAGCAGAATCTACAGGATTTGCTAAAGAAGTTATGCTACCACTATTCATATTAACAGTACCCTCCATATTGACATCATCTTCAAAAGTAGCTGCACTTGTAAAAGTTTTACCACCACCTATGTTTTGAGTGCCCGAAGTTCTAACAACTGTGCTATCAACTGTTAATGTACCAGATGTAGTAATAGTTCCTCCGCTCAAACCATCGCCTGTTGCTACACTTGTAACAGTACCAGAACCTAAACCTGATACAGCATTGTCAACATAAGTTTTGTTTGCTGCGTCAGTTCCAGCACTTACCGTATCTATACCTTGTATTCTTCCTGTACCTCCTAAAATAATATCACCACCATTTACTGTTATATCACCTGAAAAAGTTCCTGAAGTAACAGTTAAAGCACCTGCATTAGAAAGCCTAATAGTGCCATTAGTGTATAAAGCTGAATCTACTAAATCAAATTCAGTACCTCCTCTTATTATTAAAGGATACTTGTCAAATGAAGAGCCTCGATAATCATTAACAAAAAATACAAATCTATCATTTGTAGTTGTATTATCTCTTAATTCAAATGTAAAATCAATGGAATCACTTGATGGTTGTATTGCATAAATTCTTGCGCCATCATTATTTAATGTCCAATCAAATCCTTTTCCTGAAGTTGGGAAAGTACCTGCTAAATCTACAAACTTTAAATCCGCAGTATTAGCCATTGTTAAATCATTACTAAATGTCTTTGCGCCTGCGATTGTTTGTGTACCTGAAGTTCTTACTACTGTACTGTCTACTGTTAATGTACCAGATGTGGTTATAGTTCCTCCGCTTAAACCATCGCCTGTGGCTACACTTGTAACTGTACCTGAACCTAATCCAGAAACTGCACTGTTTATTGCTGTTTGTATTTGAACACCTGTTGCTAATTTAGACGAACCAAGACTTACCGCAGCTGTATCAGCGGCAATGGTTGGTGTTGTTCCCCCTGTTGAGGTTAATGGTGCTGTTGCACTTACGCTTGTTACTGTACCTCCACTGCTTGGTGAACTATTAGTTATAGTGAAGTTAGGATAAGTGCCTGATATTGATATGCCAGTACCTCCCGTTAGAGCTACTGTTTGGTCAGGTGCAGAATTTGTAACAGTTATTGTTCCAGAACCAGTTATAGGAGAGCCAGAAATAGAAATCCCTGTTCCACCTGAAAGAGCAACTGATGTTACTGTTCCCGATGGATGTGCATCTACATAAGATTTGTTGGCTGCATCTGTACCAGATGATGGAGCAGCTAAACCTTGTATTCTACCGCTACCACTAAAGGTAATATCATCAACTAAGGATATTCCACTTCCTTGTACATCAAGGTCGCCAGACAATGTTGTTGTTCCACCTCCAGTTTGTGTTATAGAATTAGTAAATGTTGTTGCACCAGAAAATGTTTTGTTGCCAGCTACAGTTTGATTGGTAGTTGTACGAACTATACCTGCATCAGAAGCGAATTGAGCCTTTGTTCTTTTTTGTACCACACCACCAGCATCCAATCCCCAAAATTGAGTAATTGAATTTGAACCTAAAGTTCCTGAAAATGTTAATGAATCTGCCTTCGAGACAAGCGCATCATCTCCAACCTGTAGATATACATTACCCATAACTTTTAGGTCTATATTTTCTACTTGGTCACCTTCATTTACATCACCTAAAACTAAATTATTACCTCCAAGATAAGGAGTTGCTATAGTTACATTTTCATATTTAATTACATCTACTGCAGTGGTAGTACCAGGAGCATCCATCTTTATAAGACTACCTTCTATATCAAGATAGTTTCCTACAGTTAAATAGCCGCCTTGAATAATTACATTTTGAGTGTAAGATGTGGGAGCTCCAAAATAGACAGTACCCCCTGAAGAGCCATTATTAATCATTAGAAGATGATTAATACCAGATTCGTTTATAAATATTTGGCCTTTGGTAGAACCACCGCTATCATATAAATTAATAGCATTGTTTTGTATTTTAGAATAACTGGTAGAGCCGTTACCTACTGTTAATGTTGATTGTACTTGAAGGTCATTATCAATGTTACCATCTGATAAAAATTTTATTGCCATTATAAATTAAATTTATGCAACCTTCGTAATCAATACTCTTATATCATTAGTTGAAGGTGCCGATGTAAATGTAATTGTTACTACTGCTGTTGATGTTCTTACTACGTCCGCATAAACAGTGTCACCGCTACTAACATCATATAGTTGCACAATTACATCTTTTGTGTTTAAACCATGATTTACAGAATACGAAGTTGCGTTTCCATCTCCTATACTTACTACATACTGCTCGTTTGCCGCTATACATGTGCTAACCGCCGTACAGAAATCACTAACTTGTGATGCTGTAATATCAATAGCTTGTTCACTTAGCGAAGATAGTAAACCTTTTGCAGTTACAGTAGCTGAAAGTGATTTACTTGCTCCACCATAAGAACCTGCAGAAACTCCAGTATCGTCTAAAGTTATAAATCCATTAGAAGTTGCGTCAAAGTTTGCACTATCGAAACCTGCGATACCTTTTACTGTAGCACCATCTGTTGCCCCTACACCTGCAATGCTTTGTCCTGATTGTACTATCGTATAATCTGATGCACTTGGTGATGAGCTCGCAGATATGTTACTATTTGCAAATATTAAATCTCCAACCTCTACTATAGTTCCTAAGAAACTTGTATTATTAGAGTCTGTTACAGCAAAGAAGTCACCTTGGTCTAAAGCTATATTACTTGCACCAGTTAATGCTGGGGTGTTTGTAATTGCATTATATCCTCCTCTAAATATTCCAACTCCAGCCGCTATAGATTGAACTTGTGCTAAGTTAACACCGTCTGTTCCAGCAGTACCTGTTGCAACATCTAACAGCTTATTTCCACCAAAATCAACATCTCCTTCTGCGTCACCAAACTGATTTAGATGAATATCATCTATATCTATCTTTTTGTTACCAGAACTATTTATAATAAGCTCATCTGTTGCTGCTGCTGAATTAATAGTTGATAATTCATTTAAATCAAGAGCAATTTGAACTGTATCAGTTGCAGAAATTGATGTATCAATTCCCGTACTACCACCAATTAAAACCGAATCTCCATCATTTATTGTTTGGTCAGAACCTGAATCAGCTGTAAGCACCCATGAACTCATTGAACCTGTACCGCCTGTATATGCTACAGTTACTGTTCCACCTGCATTATTTGTTGTAGAAATGTTTGCACCTGCAGCTATAGTAATTGTACCAGTGTTTGTAATTGTTGAATTAGAACCAGTTGTTGCGGCTAATGTTATACTGTTAAATGGTAAATCGTTTGTAATAGTTACAGTATCAGTTGCTGAAGTTGCAGTAGAAATACCTGTTCCACCAAGTACCAACATACTATCACCATTACTAATTGTTTCCGTTGTTCCAGCATCACCTTTTAGATTAAATGAGGTCATCGTTCCTGCACCCCCGTTTGATGCTGCAGTAATTCTACCTTTAGCGTCAACTGTAATGTTTGCAGATGTATACGAACCAGCTGTTACCGCTGTGTCAATTAAATCAATAGTTACTGTGTCAGTATTACCAACAACCGTAGAAATATTATTCGCAGTTCCTGCAATATCTACTGTATTACCACTAAGTATAGTTTGATTTGAACCACTATCCGCTGATAGCGTCCAACTTACATAATTGTCTGAAGCGGGAAGCTCGTATGTAGTAAGAGCTTGGCCTGTAACATGACCTGTTGAATCTACACCTACATTAGCTGAAAGAGCTGTAAACGTACCACCACTTGATAAAGCAGTAGATGGTGTTGTATTGGTTTGTGATTGAGCGTCGTGATTTATTGTTAATGTGTCAGTTGCGGTTACGGTTGTGCTAATTTTAGTTCCACCAGCAAACGTAGCTGTGTCACCAGAGCCTATGTCTTGTGCAGAACCTGAGTCACCAGCAAGCTCCCATCCTGCATAACCACTCGCTGTGGCAGTAATAGTAATTGTACCATTACCGTCATTTGCTGTCGTTATACCCGAACCAGCTGTAAATGTTAAAGTATCACCATTTGATATTGTAGAGTTAGAGCCTGAATCAGCTGCGGCAACAAAACTACTCATAGTTCCCGCTCCTATATCTGATAATACTTGTGCTTTTGTTCTATATTTTAATATACCGCCATCAACGGTAACTAAACCTGTATATGTTGCATCATCTGCGTTTACGGTAAGCTGGAGCGTTCCGTCTATAAATACTTCTTTTAAAAATCTTATTGCCATTTTTTATATAT